TATCATAGGGAACTACTTCCCATGTATCTTTTCTTTTAAGACTCCTTTTAGCGTAGTCTTTAGCCTCATCTTCGGTTTGGAAAATTTGATTAGTATAAGAGGTAAGGTTATCTTTTTTATTTTTAAATATTATAAAGAACATATAAAGGGGTAGGAATGAATCAAAAACCTACCCCCCTTTTTACACAAACATAAAGTTAAGGACAAACAATCCTTAACCTTCGGAATTATTATAATCACTTGTTTTAACTTCATTAGTATTGCGGCTAACAGATTTGAAGTTATTATCTGGTGGATTATATTGACCAGATAATTCTAGTTTTCCAAGATAAATTTTGTTTAACATTGGAAAATTTTGCATAGCATCACTTATAAAGTAATCAAGTGGCTTATTAAAAAAGTTAGAAATTTTTAAAAGTTTGATAGCAGATAATCCATTTACTCCCTTTTCATATTTTTGTATCTGTTGAAAAGTTACATCAACCGCTTTTGCTAATCTTGTTTGGGTTATTAATTTTTTAACAGGTTTGTAAGTACCTTTAAATTCACCATCAACTATTTCTTTAACATAAATATAATAATTTTCTCTTGCGGCTCTTATTCTTTTACCTATTGCTTTATTTAAAATAATATCTTGATCGGTTAGTGTTTTTACTTTTGGTGGTCTAATAATCATTTTTCTTTCTCCTTAATTTTTGCGGATAGAAGGCCTATGGTTTTTTACAACTTAAGAGTTAGTTAGTGTTACAAATACATAAACTTAGCATCTTCATTTTCTACTAAGCATATTTGCCTAAAAGTCTTAACATATTTTTTGAATGCTACGCTTGAATGTACGCACTGCCTTCTCTTATTACCTTTTGCAGGTTTCATTATTTCGGCATGGTATTTATCAAGTTTAGCATATCTTCTTGTAAGACTATTGCTCTTGTTAGCCATTCTCCTTCTTCTCCTTGTTTGTTTTAATTCTTGATTTTTCAAATTTAAGATCAAGAATTGTAACCCTAGCATCATCACTAGGACTATTTGATAAATGCGCTTCTTCCACACTTTCAAATTCTTCTTCTATTTTGACATTTGCCTCATAAAAACTTTCTTTTAATGCTTTATTCATGATTGATTGCTCATAGTTGAATAAGTTTTATTAACTTTTAACCTAGAAATTTTTTCTAATTGGTTCTTATTAATTTCTATATTTCTAGTTGATTGTTTTATTTTTGATATTAAGCCTAATTTATATAGTTCGCTTATAATCGCTCCTGCTCTTGCTCTAGAAAATTTAAATTGTTTTCCAATTTCTAGATATGTTGGGCTATAATCATTTTCTTGTATAAAATTTCTAATAAATATTAAAACATTTAATTTTATAGAAGATAAAAATATATTATGTCCATTACCATTCCCATTTATTCCATTACTTAATTTCATTTCTTGTCCTTACCTTTAAATAAATTTGTTACATTTGCTGGTGTATCCTCAAGTTCAGCTCCCTCTTTTTTGCATTTTTTTAAAAATTTAATTAGTTTTTCGATGTACCAACTAGATTTTTCTAAATCTATTATTGCTCCATCTATTGTTTGACCTCCCTTACTACCAAATCGACACAAATATTTAAGAGCATTAAATCTTAATCCTCCAATATTTTCTTCTGGAGTCATTTGACTCATTATGGCATCACAAGTTTGTATTGATTTATTTTGATAGTGAGGGGGGTTTTTACTTTCCATAACTAATAAGGTGCTTCCTCTTTATTTTCAAATTCACTTAGTTTAATGCTTATGTCAGGTTGGGTGTCTTTTGTTTTTTCTGTATTAATCCACCCTGCAGCTTTTTTTTGCTCCCCACCAATTGTGGCTTTGCCAGTATAGTGTGGATACTTAACTCCTGCTTTATCAGTTTCTCTTGGTTGCCTTTTCCATAAGGCTATTTGATTATCATATTTATTATCGGCCATTTGTTTTCCTATTTTGTATTTCCGTTTTTAGTTTAGTGTATTCATTAGCAACCCTTACATCCTCTATTGGATCTTTATAAAGTTGATCTAATTCTTGTGTATACTCTTTAGATAAAACTTGAATTCCTTGTTCAAATTTATTTACGCTTGCAGAAAGTTTGGCTTGTTTTTGCAATTTTTCTATCCAATCTTTCGCAAATTTTTGAGTATTAATTTTTTTTAAGGCATCAACAGATGATTGTACGACAGGGTTTGTTGTTTTTTTATCTGCTATAACTTCATCGGTTCTATTGAATTGATCCATTTCTTCTTTAGATGCAATTTCATCACCCATAAATCCTAAAAATGCTAATCCCCTTCCGACTGCCACTGTTTGACTCTTTTCAAAATCTTTTTCTTTATTGTGCATTTGCTTTGACTCACCCATAGCCAAGCATTGTCTATCAATAATTATTTTTGCTACAAATTTATGAGAACCATTGGAAGTTTCAAAACTTTCACTATGTATTTGCAATCTATCACCAAAAAATTCTCTACAAAATTTTAACCTATAAGCTACACTTAAATAATCTTGATTACCTTTTACCTTGTCATAATCAGTTTTTTTTATTTGTTTTTTAAATTGTGTTATTGCGTCATTTAAAGTTTTCATAAATCGCCTTCCTCTCTCATTTTTTTTAGTGGGTTATTAATTCTTTCTTGTAATTCATTTATTTTTTTTTCTTTTTCACTAATTTGTTTATGTAATTCTCCATTTAATTTTTGATGTTTTTTATTTATTTCTTCTAAATCTTTAATCCTTTGTCGTAATGGTTTAATGATTCCTTGCTCAAGCATCATAAAACCTTTTAAACCTTTTTATTTGTTCATAATTTACGCCATTCCACCAAAATCCATTTTTACGAATTTCACTAAAATCTGGTTTGCAGAGTAATGCTAAAGTTTTCATATCACCATTGGCTAACTCTAATTTCTTTTCCCAACACATTTGATATGTAATTAATTCTTCATAATATTTATCTAAATTATCTTGCCTTAACTCTACGCAATTGTCAGGGGTGAAGATTACATAGTCGCTATCACTAGCATAAGTTAAAAAGGGAATTTTTTTTGGGAACGCTTTTATATACAGAGCAATTTGTAAACAATCACTATGAAATGGAACTCTAGGACACTTCTTTTTTGTATATGAATATCCTTTTTTTGTTTTTACTAAAGTTCCAAAAACATTTTTAATATCTCCTAAATGTGTGTCACCTAAAAGATCAACATATAATAAAAAATAAGTTTTAATCCTTTTATCCCAATGTGTACTTTCAATTTCTTTTTGCCACTTTTGGTTAGGCAAAGTTGCAACATTGGTTAAATGATTCCTAGTTATAAGTTCCATATTTTTTATAATATGTTCAAATTTAATTTTATCTTTTTCATTTATTGGATTGTAATTATCTATTTTATCTTGAATCTCTTTTATCATTTTAAAATATCTCCTATTTTAATCCCATCACATAAAGCCATTTGAACAACTTCATGCGCTATTGTTCCACCTATAAATGAGCAATTAGAAGGAAGGTTTGCTTTCTCTTTTGGAGATAAAACAATATATCTAAAAAAACGAACATCATCAGGAATTGTGTTTTGGCTTTTAGATGTATGTTTAAGGCCAAAGTTTGTATAACATTCTCCAATTTGTCTAGGATGATTCGTCATATATAAATCTTATAACTATATTAGCGAAAAGTTGCAACAGTATTTCACAAATATTTTAAGATGCTTATTTAAAAATAAAAAAGTGAGGGTATTAAAATAATAGGAGGTAATGATATGGGTAATTAATATAAGGGGGGAAACCCCCATTTTCTACTTTTACTCTTTTTGCCGTTTTTACTGATTTGTCCGCTATGTTCTATTTTTTTGGCATAATCCAATCAGTACGACTTGGTTTAAATACCAATATAGAAAAGTGCAACTATGTTAAATAAATAATTTACAATCTTATCTTTTTTTTATAATAATCCTATAATGCGATTGGTTAGAGAAATTAGGTATAGAGGCTATAAGGCTAAAGTAGTTAAATTAACCAAGAAACAAGCCAAAAATGGCAATATGTATGGTTGCTATTACCCTGATACATCAACCATAGCTATTCAAGAAAATTTAAAAAAATTAACTCTATTAGACACAATGCTCCATGAAATAGGGCATTTTATTGCAGATAAATCTAAGATTCGTTTAGCGAATCTAGGTGAGGAAGGAATCACTTCTTTTATAGGAAGTGAATTTGGAAAAGTTTTTTTACAAAATCCTAAATTGATAAATTTTATTAAAAGGTGTGTTGCACAATGAAAGCAATTTTATTTTTATTTGTTGCAGTAACTACATCTAATTATGGTTGGGTAAAAGTTCCAATAAATAATTTTACAAATTGCGATGATGCTTTTGAAAAAGTTGCAACATGGATTGAGAACCCAAATTATAAACCCAATAATGATCAGGTATGGGGTTTTTATGTTTATAAAAATCGACCTATCGCAGCTCACTATTGTTTAGACTTAAAAGGAAATTATTTATTATGATCCAAGTTAAATTAGATTTATATGAATTGATGGCTAGTTCACAAACTGGCCTTCTAAGAGTCTTTGAGTCAATTCGATTAAAGCAATCATGGGGTTATGGTTTTAAAGGTGATCTTAATGATCAAATATCTAAATCTATAAGTGGTAGTTGTTCGGAACTAGCTTGTTCTAAATATTTGGAAACAGATTACACCCACCATGTTAATCATGGTTCAAATCCAGATCTTTTATATCATGATTTACATTTACAAGTTCGCTCACAAAGACCAAAAGAAAATAATTTTTTAATCATAAGACCAAAAAGTAAAAAAAATGAATTGTATATTTTTATTATTGATAAAGCGCCTATTTTTGAAATTCATGGATTTGTTAATAGTAGTCACATAATAGGAACTAAAAAATATTTAACTGACTTAGGTAAGAAAGATCGACCTCCTTGTCATGCAATTCCTTTAGATCAATTAACCCCAATTAAATTATTAAAAGATGGCAACTGGAATTAATATCAACGGAGATAAAAGGCTTTGCAAAAAGTGTAATACAAGAGCTGACATAGTTGAAAGAGGTGTCGACCTATGCGCCGATTGTTACTCTAAACAAGTTTGGGGTATGCCTATAAGCGAAGTACACAAAAACATACAAGCTAAAGAATTAGAAAAGGAGAGAATTTGATTCCTTTGCCTAACAAAAAATTTAAAATTATTTACGCAGATCCACCCTGGAATTTTAAAACATGGTCTAAAAAGGGTAGGGCTAAATCTCCTAAATACGATTTAATGAATATAAAAAATATAAAAAATTTACCAGTTAGGTCTATAAGCGACAAAGATTGTATTCTTTTTATGTGGGTTATTTATCCTATGCTTAAAGATGGATTAGACACTATTAAAGCATGGGGTTTTAACTACAAAACTTGTGGCTTCAATTGGGTTAAAAAAAATAAATTAAAAGATAGTTTGTTTTGGGGATTGGGTTATTGGTCAAGGTCTAATAGTGAATTATGTTTAATAGCCACTAAAGGAAAACCAAAAAGAATTTCTAAAAGCGTTCATCAAGTTGTCATTGACAAGATAAGAGAACATTCAAGAAAGCCAGATTGTATTAGAGATCGCATAGTAGAATTATGTGGTGATCTTCCAAGAATTGAACTTTTTGCTAGACAAAATTTTACACACAAAGGATGGGATAATTGGGGTAACGAACTTGAGTAAAGATAATCAAAACAATTTATTTGGTGAGGAAGAACTACAAGAAGATTGGAGAAAAGAATGGGAGGGTATGCCTGAGTTTCAACAATATACAAAAGAAGCATATCATAAAATAATAATAAGATTTGGAAGTGAAGAAGATTTACAAAGTTTTGCCAAACTTATAGGGCAAGAACTAAATAATAAAACAAAAAGTATTTGGCATCCAAAACTTAAATTTCAAAATCATTTTAACAAAAGGTACTTAGACAAAGATGAATCCTAAATATCCAATATATATAGTTTCTAAGGGAAGATGGGAAAGTAGACTTACATCTAAATCCTTAGAACGAATGAATGTTCCTTATTATATTGTAGTCGAAGATCAAGAGTACGAAAACTATTGTAGAGTAATTGATGAGTCTAAAGTGCTTATTTTAGATAAAAAATACCAAAAAGATTACGATATATTTGATGATAATATAGGTAATGGACCAGGGCCAGGAGCGGCTAGAAATTTCTGCTGGGATCACTCTATAAGTAATGGCTTTGCAAAGCATTGGGTTATGGATGATAATATTTATGATTTTTATAGATTAAATAATAATGCAAAAAACATAGTTCAAACTGGGACAATTTTTAAAGCAGCAGAGGATTTTCATGAAAGATATGAAAATGTTTTAATAAGTGGTTTTAATTATTGTAAATTTTGTATTGCTAGTGAAAAATATCCACCCTATTTATTTAATACAAGAATTTATTCAACCTTATTAATAGATAATAATTGTAAATATAGATGGAGGGGAAGATATAACGAAGATACAGATTTATCTTTAAGAGTCTTAAAAGATGGAGATTGTACTTTACAATTTAATGCTTTCTTACAAGAAAAAGCTACAACACAACGAATTGAGGGCGGAAACTCACAGGAATTTTATGATGATGAAGGGACTCTTAATAAGTCTAAAATGCTAGAGAAGATGCACCCTGATTGCGCTAAAGTAACATGGCGCTTTAATAGATGGCATCACTTTGTAGATTATTCACAATTTAAAAGAAACAAACCTATTAAAAAGAAAAACCTACAAATACCGTCTGGAGTTAATAATTATGGCATGGTTTTAAAAGAGGTTCAATTATGAGTTGGACTTTTGAAAAAGTTGATATTGAATTATTAGACAATCTCAACCTAAATAGTCATGAAAAATTACTGTTTATCCTTATAAGGCGTTTTAAGAATTGTAAAAATGGCATCAATGTATCTAATAAATATTTAATGAAAAGAACAGGTATTAAAAGTGAGGTTACATTACGCAAATATCTTGACCAGTTAACCCTATATGGTCTTTTAGCTAGAAATCAACCTAAACGACAAAAAGCTAATCAATACACTTTTGAAAAAGATAAGATGCAAGAAATTATTAGGATCAATTTAGGAAGAAGAAAAAAACTTTCTAAAATAATAAAAGAAAAAATACACAGCAAAAAGTTATCAAATAATATTAACATTGGAAAAGTTATTTCCCTTAATAACAAAAAATAAGGGAGTCAATTTTTATAGGTCTAGGGAGTTAATTTTTGCAGGTCTTAAAGAGAGAATATATTAATAGAAAATAGATATATATGGATCAAAAAAAAAAGATTAAAAAAGCTATTAACAATGTAGTTAAGAACTCTAATTTTTATTACTCTAAAGCCAAAAAATCTAGAATAAAAGATCGCAAGAACCATGACCAAAATAAAAAATTAAAGCTATTAAGAAAGAATTTATCAAAAGATAACTTTAATCAATATGTAGAGGCATTATATAAAGATGATAACAAGTAGATTAACAATAGACCAATTAGATAGATTTTTACAAATTACATCATGGGTAGACTCTAAATTACCTTCTCCCATTCCTAGAAATTCCCCTTCAATGTATAAAATCCTAAGAGTAGGAATTACGAAAGAACAACTTAAAAATTCAGGGGGTTCTCTTGATAGACCTAGAATCATTCCAAACTCTAAACAACTTTCTATATATGATTTTATTAGTGCATTAATGATAGATGTAGAGCCGAAGACAAGGGAACTAATATATTTAAGGAACTTTCCATCAAGAAAATCTTATAGGGCTTTAAAACGGCTCTATTTAGATTGTAGCCATGAGAAGCTACGGTACTTATACAATAGAGCCTTAGTCGATATATGTGATATTGCCAATAAAGACCTTAAAAAGTATTTATCCTAAAAAAAAAGGTAATAAGCACCCACCAATGACTATGCAAAGCATAATTGAGTCCATTTTATCGCTAATTAAAAATTTATGAATTTTACTTAACATTTAAAAGCCTTTCATCAATTTGTATTTTAACATTATTTTTATGTAATACTGTTTTTAATTTAGGTTTATTTTTAATATTTTCAATCTCACCAAAATCCATAAATGGGTAAGATTTACGACCTAATGGTAGTTTTATTAGGTCGCAAATACTTTTAAAATCTTTGGCTTTCATTAATGGCCACCCATTGAATTAGTTTGATACTTAGGTTGTCCATCCCATTTGTAAGCATAAGCATAAGAGGTAATTCTTACACTATTATTACTTGAGGCCAATTTAAGTAGTTCAATGTCTTTGGTTTTCCATTTTTTATCTTCATGACAATAGTATTGTTTTCTAGTCCAATGGTTGCCACCACTATCACAAGGAGTCGCCTTGTCATGGAAACCATCACTTACGGCGTTTGTGCTTAATCCTACTATCTTGATCTTTCTTTTGCCTATAACCTCTTTTACTTTAAAGAAATCGACTTGCGTTTGATCATAACCCCATGAACAGTAAAGAATGTCGCCTTCTTTTAATGTGTGTGGTTTTTGCCTTTGTTGTCGATATTCTTCTTTTCTTTGTAGGCTTGAAAGATTATTTCCAATTGTCATCAATGCGTATTTTTCAAACTCTAAGATATTCTTAAATCTATAATACCATCGACTATTAAAAGATTTATTAGTAAAGCATTTGCCTTCTATAACCTCTTTTCCATTGTAGTCTTTTTTAAACATAAAAAATTCTAAGTTTTTTTCATCTTTAAAACTAACTTTAGTCCATGAGTCGTTTAAGTATCTTTTCTCATGTATCTTTTTAAGTTTTTCTTTATCCATTTCTTTCTCCCTTCTATTAAAGTTGTTCAACATGTGCTTTTTTAAAATCACAATCTTCATAATGATAGTTACCATTACAAACATCATCCACACCAAATCTATATTCAATTGGTTGTGTAGTTTGCGCATTCAAATTAGCTTTCCTAATTTTATTCAATGCTTCTTGTTTAGATGAAGCATCTATATCTATTATATGTAACGCTTCAATTTCGACTCTATATTTCTTCATTTTTTTCTCCTGTTTGTTTATTTATTTTTAACATAGTTATCATAAACTTATAACGATGTTATCAAGTAAAGCAATTGAATTAATTTGTTTTGACAATTAAATTAAATTAGTTTAATTAAAAGGCATACTAGATATAGTTGTTTTTTAATCATTTAAGCGCCTCATCTAGTACAATTCAAATTAGGCCTTAATTTCTTTATCTTTCTTTCTTTCTCAATCATAATATTAAGGCCTATTTGACCAATATTTAACGAAATTAAACGAATCACTAACAAAATTAATATAAATGATAACCAAATTATTAAGTAAAAATGGCAAATAAAACGAAATTTAGCAAAGCATTAATAAAGGACATAATGAGCGAACTAGCTTTAGGTAATTCGATTCGTTCTTGTTTATCTCCACAAAATAAAAAAGAAGATAGACCATGCTGGGAGACATTTAGATCATGGTTGAATAAAGATGATTCTTTGAGAAATGAATACGCACAAGCAAAACAAGATGGAATTGAGTTTTTATTAAGTGATGCTCAAGATTTAATTAATGACTCATTAGCTAATAGTAAATTAAAAGATAAAACTGATCTTGGCCAAACTCATTTAGTTAAAGCATATATTGATCTAGCTAAGTGGAAATCAGAGCGATTATCTCCTAAGATTTACCAAAAAAAGGACTCAATTGGTCTTAATTTTGATAAAAATACTCCATTAGTTGTTAAATGGTCTAATACTTAATATTAATATTATTATTGTTATTGCTTAGTTATTTTGCATTTGATCTGTAGATTGCACAAAACTAGCACAATGTAAGATATAGGGCTAAAAATAAATTAGAATCGTTCTAGATTGTCAGCAAGAGATAAATAAAAAGTAAATATTAATAAAAAGTAAGCAAACAAAGGCCAAATAGAGCAAGTCAATTGATCACAATTCAATAGATCAATAAAAACTAGAGATTTGGGGGGTTTTAATCGAACCCACACCCCAATCTGACTACGGTTTGCGTTAATATTAATTGGGGTAGTTCACACAAATAGATTAGGAAATTACAATGTTCGATTATGAAGATGGTAAAAAAGGATACAGCGCAATCATATATGTTATGGAGTCTAGCAAAAGTGTAGTAGTACATTTTGGAGGATTTAACGACATACATGAATGTCAAAACTTTAGTCATATCCTTATGGATGATCTTGGTATTGAAAGTCTTTTAGTTCCTAAGGGAGTCACACTACATTAGGGGGGTTTTGTTTCACAATGCCTAATATTGTTATTCCATATCGACCAAGAGAATTACAAAATTTTTTGCACAAAAAAATTGATAAGAACCGTTTCAATGTTTTAGTGCTACACAGGAGAGCTGGGAAAACTGTGATGATGATTAATCACATGCTACGCAGCGCCTTAACTAATCCTTTGCCAAACTCAAGATATGCTTTTCTATCGCCGACATTTAAGCAAGGTAAAGCGACAGCTTGGGATTATATAAAAACATACGCAGGGAAAATCCCTGGCACAAAATTTAATGAAAGCGAACTAAGATGTGATCTACCAAATGGAAGTAGGATTACTATTTTAGGTGCGGAAAACGACCAAGCGCTCAGGGGTATATTTTTAGATGGTTGTGTATTTGATGAAACACAATCAATTAAACCTACGATATTCCCAGAGATTATTAGACCTGCTTTAGCAGATCGAAAAGGTTGGTGTGTGTTTATCGGTACACCAAAAGGTCGTAATTATTTTTACGAATTACATCAAAAGGCTAAAGAAAACAAAGATTGGTATACTTGTGTTTTCAAAGCTAGTGAAACAAAAATTTTAGACGAAGAAGAATTAAAAGCTGCGCAAGCAGTTATGAGTGAGGATTTGTACTCACAAGAATTTGAATGTAGCTTCCAAGCCGCAATCACAGGTTCTTACTTTGGATCAATTATTGAGGATTTAGAAAAGCAAAGTAGAATTTGCGATGTTCCTCATGATGATAATTTAGATGTTGAAACATACTGGGACTTAGGTCTAAACGACTCAACCTCAATTTGGTTTGCTCAAAGATATAAAGGTGAAATTAGATTGATAGATTACTATGAAAATAGTGGTTATGGTTTAGATCACTACTCAAATATCTTAGATCAAAAGGGTTATGAATATTCAAAACACATAGCGCCGCATGATATAAAGGTAAGAGAGATAGGAAACTTAGGTAAGTCAAGATTAGAAAGTGCATTAGAATTAGGTATATCTTTTGAAGTTGCTCCCAAAATATCTATCGAAGATGGTATTGAGGCAGTTAGAAAAGCGTTACCGAATTGTTGGTTTGACAAAAGTAAATGTAAAGATGCTATTGAATATTTAAAAGCGTATCAAAAAAGATGGGATGATAGAAACCAATGCTTTAAAAACAAACCTTTGCATAACTACGCCTCACACTGCGCTGACTCACTAAGAACAGGAATTATTGGTTATGGCGCAGAAATTTCAAATTGGAAAGAAAATATTCCAGTTAACACAAATTATATAGTTTAAAAGTTATGGCAAAAGTTACAGATGTTGAATTAAGAGGAATTATTAACCAAGAAATTAATAACTCTATTGGATTTATGGGAAGTAATTTAACTTCACAAAGAAAAAAATCCTTAGAGTATTACATGGGAGATAAATTAGGTACGGAGATTGATGGTCGTAGCCAAGTGGTTAGCACAGATGTTGCTGATACAATAGAAACAATCCTTCCTAATTTATTAAGAATATTCACCGCATCCGATCAAGTAGTTAAATGTGAACCTGTAAAAAGTGAAGATGTTCCTTTAGCAGATCAAGCTACTAATTATATAAATTACATTTTTAACAAAGATAATAATGGTTTTTCTATTTTATTAACTTGGTTTAAAGATGCTCTTTTAGAAAAAAATGGAATAGTTAAAGTTTTTTGGGATGATAGTGTGGGTGTTGAGCAAGAAACTTATGAAAATTTAAATGACCAAGAATATCAATTACTAATTAGTGATGATAATGTTGAGGTTGCTGAAGAAGAAGAATTTGAAGATGAAAAAGCTAAACAACAATTAGAGTTAGCTAAAGCGATGGCAGAGCAACAAGGCCAAGAGATAGGAGATATACCTACACCTAAATTGCACAATTGCGTTATTAAAAGAACATCAAGAGGTGGTAAAGTTAAAATTGAAAATGTTCCACCAGAAGAATTTTTAATTCAAAGAACGGCTAAATCAATTGAAGATGCAACATTTGTAGCGCATCGACTTTTAAAAACTAGAAGTGATCTTATTGAAATGGGATTTGATCAAGAGGTTGTTGAAAATCTTCCTACATCAAATAACATAATTTTAAACAATGAAAGACTTCAAAGATATAGCGATATAGACGAAAACCCTATTAACAATGCACCAGATGAATCTACGCAAGAGGTAGAAATTTATGAGTGCTTTATTAAAGTTGATATGGATGGTGATGGAATAGCCGAACTAAGAAAAGTTATTGTAGCAGGTTCTAGTGGTTACGAAATACTGGAAAATATGCCATGCGATAACATTCCGTTTTGTAGCTTAACGCCAATTCCAATGCCACATAGATTTTATGGTCGTAGCGTTAGTGAATTAGTTGAAGATGTTCAATTGATTAAATCGACAGTTATGAGACAGTTGTTGGATAATATGTATTTAACCAACAACAATAGAGTTGCTATTATGGACGGCCAAGTGAATCTTGATGATTTACTTACTTCAAGACCAGGTGGTGTTGTAAGAACTAAACAACCACCAAGTCAAGTAATGTTTCCAATGCAATCTCAAGCTATTTCTCAACAAGCGTTTCCATTGTTAGAATACTTGGATACGATTAGAGAAACTAGAACAGGGATTACTAGATACAATCAAGGCCTAGACGCTGATAGTTTAAATAAAACAGCTACAGGGGTTAATGCAATTATGACTCAATCTCAAATGAGAATGGAGTTGATTGCTAGAGTATTTGCGGAGACAGGGATTAAGGATTTATTCAAAAGAATTTTTGAATTAACTTGTAAGTATCAAGACAAGGAAAGAATTGTAGAATTAAACAATCAATTTGTACCAGTTAAACCTACGGAGTGGAGAAATAGATTTAATATTTCTATTACAGTTGGGTTGGGAAGTGGATCAAAAGATCAACAAATTGTAATGCTTAATAATATTTTAGAAAGACAATTACAAGCCTTCCAATTGCAAGGCAATAGGGAGTATCCTATGGTGTCTTTAAAAAATATTTATAATAGTTTAGCAAAAATTATAGAAAACGCTGGACTAAAAAATGTTGAAAATTATTTTGTAAACCCTGATCAAGGTAAATCAATGGTTACTCCACCACCTCCACCACCTTTAACTCCAATTGAAAAAATTGAATTTACAAGGATTCAAAGTGAGGAGAAAAGAAAAATTGCAGAACTTGAATTAGAGAACAAAAAATTAAGACAAGAAACGGCAGAGGCTATGCTTGATTTTGAAACTAAGGCTAAAGAGTTAGAATTAAAATATGGCACACAATTAGACACAGCAAAAATGAAGGCGGATACAGAGATTGAAAAGATTATTACTAATAATAGAAATAAAACTTTTCTAGCAGCTCAACAAAGCGCAAACGATTTGGAAAAACAAGTTAATACTTTAAATGAACGACAAAGAACTAGCCCAACTCCAACAAGAAGTAAGCCAATCGAACAAAGCTAAACAATTATTTGAAAATCCTCTTTTACAAGAGTCATTTGACAAATTAAAAAAAATTTATAGTGATACTTTGTTCAATACAGGTGCAAAAGAAAGCGAAACTAGAGAAAAATTATGGTTAGCTTTTAATATTGTTGGAAAAGTAGAACAAAATTTAAAAGAAATTCTTGATACAGGTAAATTGGCCTCTAAACAATTAGAAGATTTTCGTAAAAGTATCAAAAATGAAAAATTTTAACTAAAAAAGTTAAGATAAGTCAACCTTACACAACAGGAACTTAACAATAGGAGCAAAAAAATGGCGGACAATTATGCTAATCCTTTAAAGGAAGCTGAAACTGACATAACAAAAGCACAAAAAGCAATTAATGGTTTATTAAATCCACAAGAAGAAGAAGAAATTGGAAAAAGTGAACCACCAAAACAAAATTCTCCTGAACCACAAAAAGAGGAATCTAATTTAGATCAACCTCAGGAACAGGACAATATGGAAGAACAATCGCAAGAGGAAACTTCCGAAGATGTATCTCAAGACGCAGAACAAATGGATACTCAAGAGAAACAAGATTCCACCGAAGAAGAACTTTACAAAGTAAAAGTTAATGGTCAAGAATACGATGTTACCCTTGATGAGTTGACAAATGGTTACTCAAGAGATGCTGATTATCGACAAAAGACTGAAATACTAGCTAATGATAAAAAAGAATTTCAATCAGAGTCGGAAAAGCAAAGACAAAACTTTTCTCAAAAGATGACCGAGTTAAATCAAGTTTTGAATGATGCTCAACAACAACTTAATGATGAAACTAATAATGTTGATTTAGAAAAGTTGTACGAAGAAGATCCAACGGAGGCTGCTAGGATTGAACATAGGCTTAGAAAGAAACAAGAAAAGTTGAATCTAGCTATGGAAAAAACGCAATCAGAGCAGAAAACTCAATTTGAAAGTTTTTTGAAAGATCAACAAAATAAATTGGTATCTAAAATGCCTGAATTTAATGATCCAACAAAAGCCTCTCAATTAAAATCTTCTATGAAAAATACTTTAAACTCCTATGGTTTTAATGACCAAGAAGTTGCACAAGTATATGATCATAGAATAGTTATGTTGGTGAACGATGCTATGAAATATAGAAATTTGCAAAAAGCAAAACCAAATATTGCTAAAAAAATTTCTAAACCAGGCAAAGTTTTTTCAAGTGGCGTTAAACAAAGTAAAGATGATTTAAATTCAAAATCTAGAAAAGAGAAGTTGAGTCGTCTAAGAAAATCAGGGAGCGTTAAAGATGCTCAAAGTATTTTCTTGGATATGATTAACAAATAACAACTCAACAACAAAAGGGGAAATATGGCTCAAGTAACAAATACTTATAGTACATACGATGCAGTTGGTGAAAGAGAAGATTTATCAGATATAATCTATTCAATCTCTCCAACTGATACTCCGTTCATGAGTGGTATTGGCAAATCCAATGGAACAGCCGTACTGCATGAATGGCAAACAGATAGTTTAGCTGCAGCTGCTAGTGACAACTATCAAATTGAGGGTGATGAAATAGCTTTCACTGCACCTTCAGCTACTACTAGACTTGGAAACAGAATGCAGATTTCTAGAAAATCAGTATTGGTTTCTGGTACTTTAGATTCAGTATCTAAAGCTGGTAGAAATAATGAACTTGCGTATCAAATATCTAAAAACTCAAAAGAGTTAAAAAGAGATATGGAAACTTCATTAACTGCAAACCAAGCACCAGTAACTGGTGATGATTCTACACCTAGAAGATTAGCAGGTTTAGAGTCTTGGATTAAAACTAACTCAAGTAAAGGTGGAGGAAGTGGAGCTGATCCAACAACTTCTGGCACAAACGCTAGAACTGATGGAACTCAAAGGGCTTTCACAGAATCTCAACTTAAATCAGTAATTAAAAAATGCTGGGATGAAGGTGGAGATCCGTCTATGATTATGCTTGGTTCATTCAACAAACAAGTCCTTTCTGGCTTTACTGGTGGTTCAACTAGATTTGATCCAGCAGAAAATAAAAGATTGGTCGCTGCAGTTGATGTATACGAATCTGATTTTGGAGCGATGACTGTTGTTCCAAATAGATTTTCAAGATCAAGATCAGCTTATGTAATACAACCTGATATGTGGGGTGTTGCCTTCCTTAGAGATTTCCAATTAATGGATTTAGCTAAAACTGGTGATGCAACTAAACAGGCATTGTTAGCAGAGTACACACTTGTTTCTAAAAACGAAAAAGCAAGTGGTGGTATCTTTGATTTAACAACATCATAATCTTAATAGTATATGGAGGGGAGCAATCCCCTCTATATTTTAAATAAATCAATTTTGTTTGGTCTTTGAAGTCAATCAATGGCGGAACGAAGCAAATAAAGGAAAATAAAAATG